AAATGCTCGTCGCGTCAAAGCACCAGCACCAGTCACCGAAAATCTCATTGAGGAAGTTGTGTTTGATTCGGGTGACGAGGAGCAGGAAATCGCAGAAGAAACAACAGCAAGTCCAATCATGCAGCACTACACATCTGCATTGTCAAGAAAAGGTCTAAAGAACAGGTAAATCCTGTAGAAATTAATAGGAGAAATAGAAATGGGAACTTTCACACTAGTCGAACAACTTGAGCGTAAGTGGGAACCTGTTATGGAACATAACAGCCTCTCACCAATCAAGGATAACTATCGTCGCGCAGTCACTGCAATCCTTCTTGAGAACCAAGAGCAAGCACTCCGCGAAGCAGCAGCACCAGCCAACTCAATCGGAGCAGCGGGTCTTGATTATGCAACAGGATCTGGTCTTGCAGGATATGATCCAATCCTCATCTCGCTCGTCCGTCGCTCAATGCCAAACCTCATGGCATATGATGTTGCATCGGTTCAGCCAATGACCTCGCCAACTGGCTTGATCTTCGCAATGAAGTCAACCTACAACGGTCGTTCTGGACAAGAAGCACTCTTCAACGAAGCATTCACTCGCTTCTCCGGTGTTTCAGGATCAGCAACTTCTGCTGGTGGTGGAACTGTTGAATCCACCTTCGTGGGAGATCCTCTCTTTGGTCTTGTCTCTGGTGCATCTGGTGGTATCTCGGGTGTCTCTGGTTGGGAACCATTCCGTGGCATGAGCCGCGAACTCGGTGAAGGTCTTGGAGAGGGTGGAGCAAATGGCGATTTCAACACAATGGCATTTACCATTGATCGTGCATCAGTTGTTGCAAAGACCCGCGCTCTCAAGGCAGAATACACAATCGAACTTGCACAAGACCTTAAGGCAATCCATGGTCTTGATGCAGAGACAGAACTCGCAAACATTCTCAGCACCGAAATCCTTGCTGAAATCAACCGTGAAGTCGTTCGTTCGATCTATACAACCGCTAAACTTGGCGCACAACACAGCGATCTTCACTATAAGGCTGCTGGAAATTCTTATTCTTTCGCAACGGGCGCAGGCGTCACCTCTGGTGGCGTAAATGCTGGTGGTGTCTACGATCTCATCCGCGACTCCGATGGTCGTTGGTCTGCTGAGAAGTTCCGCGGACTCATGTTCCAGATTGAGCGTGAAGCCAATGTGATCGCCAAGGATACCCGCCGTGGAAAGGGCAACTTCATCATCTGCTCTGCCGATGTTGCATCTGCCCTCGCAATGGGTGGCTTCCTTAATGTCAGCCCAGCACTCAATGTCAACCTTGATGTCGATGACACGGGCAACACCTTCGTCGGTGTTCTCAACGGCAAGGTCAAGGTCTATGTCGATCCCTACTCCTCTGTTGGTATCAACAGCAACGCTCGCGACTTCGTCTGCGTTGGATACAAGGGAACTTCGCCATATGACGCAGGACTCTTCTACTGCCCATACATCCCACTACAGATGGTTCGTGCAATCAATGACGCGACCTTCCAGCCAAAGATCGGCTTTAAGACCCGTTACGGCATGGCAGTCAATCCATTCGTCAACACGACCAATGTCGATCCATCAAATGCAATCAACTACCGCAGCAATATGTACTACCGCATCTTCCGCGTGGATAACCTCCACGGCGTCAATGCAGTAAGTCCAATCTGATAGTTGACTGACAGATAGATAACAGAAGTCGGGGGGAGAAATCCCCCCGATGTTCTTTTTGAGGAATACATATTGACATGAGCGAAGAATACGATTCATCACAGATCAATGCTGCTGCCATCAATGATGAAGGCACAAGTTACAATGCATTGCTGAGACAACCAGCAAATGTAAATGCATTTCAGAACACTAACTTCAAATTGACATTCACGCGCATTCCGAATGTCACATTCTGGTGTACATCGGTGAATATCCCATCAATATCTGTTGGTGAAATATCAGTGCCAAACAGATTTCTTACGCACCACGTTCCAGGTTCATCAGTTCAGTTTGATCAGTTGAGAGTGACATTTGAGGTGGACGAAGAGTTTGCCAACTGGCATGAGATATACAGATGGATGAGAGGAATAGTTCCATTTGAAGATTTCTCAGATATTCTTGCAAACGAAAACAACTATTACTCTGAAGCCACCATTCACTGCATGAATAGCGCAAAGAATCCACACAAGAGATTCGTATTCAAGAAGTTGTTTCCTGTCAGCATTGACGGGTTTGATTTAAATGTTGCTCTAAATGAACCAGAACCCGTTCAGGTGAATGCAACATTTACATTCGAATCATTCGAACTTGAATCTGTGACTTGACACAACACCTTTAGGTGATATCTTATTCATCATGGATATTGAAACAATCAAGAAGATGGTCGATCAGGACATGAAGATAGATGACCTAAATCTAGACCTTGAATCGCTCAAAACCCCACAACTTCACAGCAAGTATCTGAACTTGCTTCACGATGAGTCTCTATCTCTGCACAAGGCAACCATAGAGCAGAAGGAACTTCGTCGGCTCAAGTGGGAATACTACCTTGGCAAGATAGATCAGGAAACTCTTGATGAGAAGGGGTGGCAACCATTCGGACTCAAGATTCTTCGCACGGACATAGATGTCTATCTTGATTCCGACAAAGATCTCCTTCGAATGGAGGCTCGTATTCACTATCTCAAGGAAAAGGTGAAGTACATAGAATCTGTACTCCAATCCATCGGAAGGCGCGGATGGGATATCAAGTCCGCAATAGAATGGAAGAAGTTCATGAGTGGCGCATGAAAATAGTTACCGAAGGAATCCATAGGGTATACCTCCGACAGGCGTATATCCATGCTCAGGCAAAGAGCCAGGACACCAACACTCAAGTCGGTGCATTGATTGCATTCCCAACATCGGGTATCATAGCAGCAGATGCCAACAGATATCCCTCGCTAAGGGAACTTGATGGTCAGTCGAAGTACGACTACATCGAACACGCAGAGCGGACAGTCATCTATCGATGTGTGAGCAAGGGTCTTACTACGCTCAACACCCACATGTATTGTCCTTTCATCAGTTGTCCCGATTGTGCGAGAGCCATTGTCTTGTCTGGAATAAAGCGAGTGGTGGGACACAAGACCATATGGGATATAATCCCTAATCGGTGGCGGGAGAAATGCAATATCGGAGTCAAAATCCTTGAATCCGCTGGTGTTGAAGTTCTTCTCTACGACGGCAAAGTCCTAAACGATGGAGAGTTTAAGATTCGTTTCAATGGAGAAGATATCGAACCATAAATATCTGCATGATGGATACATTGGTTCTAGAAGATGTTGATTCAGTATTCATTCGCGTAAGATGTGAGCGCGGCACCGCAAAGGAGTTGAGCGATTGCTTCTCCTTCAAGGTTCCAAACCACAAGTACATGTCTCGCTTTCGCAAATCGCGATGGGCTGGAGACATCAAACTATACAACATAGGCAAAGCCACGATCTACAAGGGTCTGAAGAACTATGTCACCAAGTTCGCAGCGGATCGTGGTTATCATCTCGACAACCAACTAAAGTCGAGTCCGAGCAAGCCCCTGACGGCTTCGGAAACCGATCTTCTATTCGACAAGTATGTTGGCAAGGCATCGGGAATCCCTTCCCTTCATGACCATCAGCGGGAAGCCATCGTAAAGGCATCAGAAACATCCCGAATCCTTCTCGTATCTCCAACGGGAAGTGGCAAGTCGATGATCATCTACATGCTGGTGAGGCATCTGCTTGAGCAGACAGAGGGCAAGATACTCATTGTTGTACCGACCATAGGATTGGTCACGCAGATGATGAGCGACTTTGAGATATACTCCAAGGGAACCGATTGGAAGGTTTCCAAGAACTGCCATGGAATCTATGCTGGACAGGACAAGGAGACAAGCAAGCGCATCGTAGTCACCACATGGCAGTCCGTCTTCAAGCAACCAAGGTCGTACTTTGAGCAGTTCACAGCCGCGTTCGGAGACGAGTGCCATATGTTCAAGGCAAAATCCTTGACAGGCATCATGGAGAAACTCACCAACTGCGACTATAGAATAGGAACAACGGGAACTTTAGATGGAATGCAATGCCACAAGTTGATAATCGAAGGTCTGTTTGGACCGTCATATCATGTGACATCCACGAAGAAACTGATTGACAAGAACATCTTGTCTCGTTTGAAGATAGACACGATCATGCTACAATACGGGGAGGAAGAACGCCGATCTGTCAGCAAGTATACCTATAGTGACGAGATGTTGTGGCTCATTCATAACGACAAGAGAAACAAGTTCATCGTGGATCTTGCATCTCGTCTGAAGGGAAATACACTCATACTATTTCAGTTTGTCGAAAAGCATGGCAAGTATCTTCACCATCTCGCCTCGCAAACGGATAGAAAGACATTCTTCGTGCATGGAGGCACGGAAGCAGAGGACAGGGAAAAGGTAAGGAAGATACTTGAAGAGAATGATTCCTGCATAGTAGTTGCTTCGTATGGAACATTCTCTACAGGCATATCGATCAAGAGACTTCACAACATCATATTTGCATCACCAAGCAAGTCAAGGATCAGGGTGCTGCAATCTATTGGAAGACAACTTCGTGTTTCGGAGCATAAGGAATACGCAAAACTTTACGATATTGGGGATGATTTGTCATGGAAGAGCAAAAAGAACCACACACTTCGGCATTTTGCGGAACGAATAAAGATCTATCGGTCAGAAAACTTCGACTTCAGACCAGTGCTACTAAAGATGGAGAATCTACCATGAGCGAATACATCTTGATCAAGTTGAGATCGGGTGAGGAGATAATCGCCAGCGTTCTTTCCAAGAACCGCAGCAGCATGAAGATTTCTCGCCCTATGATCATCAAGCAGATTCCGTTCATGGATCATACCAATGGTTCGCTCAAAGCAGCATCGGTCATGGAGAACTGGATCGGAAGAACGAATGAGAACGAGATCAGCATCCCAAATAGTTGGGTTGGTGT